TGAATGAAGTTCAAACAAACATTCAAATACCAATAATAATGATAGACAACAACATAAGTGAAAAATATGACGGAGATTTGTTAAACAGAAGAATAAATATTTCTTCATTTTCCTTTGTTGCAAAAACATTTATATATGGACCATCTCGTAATTTTACACAAATTACTGATGCTGGAAGTATCGACATAGAGGCTGTATGAATATTAATAAAAATTTAGCTTCTTTTTTTAATGTTCCACACGAAACTATGCCAACTAAATCTGTTCCAGGTGGTACATTTAATTCTGAAAATTTTCAAAAAGACTACGAGTTAGTACAATCTAATTTAAAAAATTTAATTGGTACTGGAAACGAAGCATTGGAGTCAGCCCTAAAAGTTGCAACTGAATCCGATAGCCCAAGGGCATTTGAAGTCGTTGCAATCCTTTTAAAGACTATGGCTGACTTAAATAATAATGTGTTGGACGTACACAAAAAAGCAAAAGACACTACTTCATCAAAGGTAGAAGTAAAACAAACAAACAATTCTGTTTTTGTTGGATCTACAAAAGATTTGCAAAATTTATTAAACAAAGATCGTAGCACGGAAAAAGAAGTTGTGGAGGCTGAGATTTTGAATGACGAACAACAACCAGCAAGGTTATCGAAACAATCCTAATTTAAAACTTCCTGGTGTAGAACTGCAATACACCAAGGAAGAATTTGAAGAATACGTAAAGTGTGCAAATGATCCGGTATATTTTTGTGAAAAATATATCAAAGTCAAAACACTTGATAAAGGTATAGTTCCATTTAAACTGTACGATTACCAAAAAAAGTTTATAAATGAAATTCACAAAAATCGTTTTGTTATTTCCAAGTGGCCTCGCCAATGTGGTAAATCTACTTGTGTCACAAGTTATATTTGTCATTATGTGACATTTAATCAGAGCGTAAATGTGGCCATTCTTGCCAATCGCCTTAAAACAGCTAAAGAAGAACTTTTTTCTAAGTTGCAGCTGGCCTACGAGAACCTTCCTCATTTCCTTCAACAGGGTGTCGTAGAATGGAATAAGACGAGCTTTAAGTTAGAAAACGGTTCAAGAGTCATGTGTGACGCCACGTCCTCTACAGCCATTCGTGGTGGATCCTATAACCTATTGCTTTTGGACGAATATGCCTTCTTACCTAGTCACGTTGCCGAAGAATTTTATACAGCCACATATCCTACAATTTCTGCTGGTACGACAACAAAATTAATAATTGTTTCTACGCCTAATGGGTTAAATCATTTTCACAAACTTTGGGTTGACGCAAATAGAGTAAAAGGACATAAATTAAAAAATAAATTTGTGCCGGTTGAGGTTGGTTGGAGAGAAACGCCCATTAGCCCCGGAAAACCAGAGATGCGAAACGACCAATGGGCTGAAGAACAAATTGCAAACACAAGTGCAGAACAGTTTGAACAAGAATATGGTTGCAATTTTTTGGGTTCTTCGAATACTTTGATTTCTAGCACAAAGTTAAATGTTCTTGCTGCAGAAGAATTTATATCAGAAGACTCTGAGGGATTGAGAATTTATGAAACTCCCATCAAAGATAAGACATATTTTTTGATGGCAGATGTTGCAAGGGGCCAAGGATCCGATTATTCAGCTTTTACAGTATTGAGTGGAAATGAAGCGCCATATAAAGTAGTTGCATCATTTCGCAATAATACTATAAGCCCCTTCGCCTTTCCAAACATAATAAAAAAAGTCGGAGACATGTACAATAATGCATATGTTTTGGTGGAAACAAATGACATTGGTGGTCAAATTTCTGCAATTTTGTACAACGACTTAAACTATGAAAACCTTTTGATGACCAAAATAATGGGAAGAAAAGGACAAATTTTGTCTCAAGGTTTTGCAAATGGAAAAAGCGAAATGGGAATACGCACAACCGCCCAGACAAAAAAACTTGGTTGTGCAATTCTTAAAAATTTAATAGAACACGACAAAATTTTATTAAATGATGATAGGATCATACACGAACTTATGTCTTTCGTGTCAAAATCAAACACCTTTAAGGCAGAAGATGGACACAACGATGATCTTGTGATGACTTTGGTGTTTTTTGCTTGGTTGTCTAGGCAGGAATACTATGCAGACTTGATCGAATCTGCAAAAATGAATTATGAAGAAGCAAAAAAACCAGAAGATGACAATACTTTGTTTATGTTGAATAACGATGATCCTGATGATGATAAATTTGTTGCACAAGGTGTTGTTTGGTATCCAGCCTAAAAATTATAAATAATTTTAAGGTATAAAATGGCAACAACACCATCATTAAATTCATTTATTTCACCAACATCATTCAACACGGAAACTGCTGTTTTACCTCTTTATGCGGGTATGTTAGCAGGATCCACTTATGTTTCTCCAACATTTAGTGGTGTTTCCGGTGCAGCAAGCACCAATCCAGGAGGATTGTTTGGTTGGCTAATCTATTCAAGAACACAATTGGCAACACCGGCAAAAGGGTTTACTTATGATGAATATCTCGTATATTCAAATCCTTCAGAACTAGTAAATGAATTAAACAATCTTGGGGGTGTTACTGCATGTCTGATAAGTGGGCTTACATCCCAGGGTGGAACATTTGGATTTTTTATTGCAAATGGTGATCAAATTAATGGGCTCACAAATGGTGTAGATTTTTTCCATGCCTTGACTTATCTTGGTTATGGTGGAACACTGGTTCTTGTTGGAGCAACTTCTGGTTTTGTAACTTATGAAACCGAAACATCAAATAATCTTGACATACTCTTAGGAATAAATGCCAATTCAACAGAAGCACAATATGTCGAAACAAATCCAAAAATTATTGGAATATTTGGTTCAACCGGACAGGGAAATGGAAATACTGCAATAAATTTTGACTCGTTGTTTACGAGTGCATCTCTTGTTACTGGAAATACTGTAGCCAACAGAATATTCAACGTAGTTGGAAAAAACAGCAGATCTGTAACCACAAGCACATTAAAAGAAAATAGCACATATAAGACACAAACTAGTTTGGTTGCAGACGTTGGTGGCGCATTTGTCAGGGCAAAAAACAACAATACACTTTATTTTACAATTGCTGGGCGGACAAATTCGTCTGTGTTAAATGGAGAAGTTGCCAGGGCAATCGCATGGACAAATACTACCACAAAAAATCTTTATAAAAAAAATAGAGTCAATTTTTACACAAATTCTCAATTACAAGATTTTCTTGGTTTGGATGTAATCGGGGCTACTGCTGCAGAAAGCGCAACATACACGTCCAATGAAAGAATTGGATATTCCAAGTTGCAAATAGATATAACAACAAATGTAAGAAATATTTTGCTCAAATACGTGTTTCAAACAAATGACGCGATAACCAGAGCAGCGATAACATCAGAAATTAATTTGTATTTGAATAGCATAGCACAGTTTTTGAACCCTGCAAATACACAGGTGTTCTGTGATTCGTCTAATAATACAGATTATTCTTCTACAATAAATGCAAGAATTGTAATAAAACCTTTGGTTGCATCTGATGAATTCGTAATCAACGTAACCACTGATTAAAATGCCAACATCACCAAATTCAATTTCGACATTTAAGAATGCGTTTAATGGTGGAACTCGACCAAATAGATTTGAATTGGACCTCACAAATGCATTTCCAACACAGATAAATGTTTTTAAGCCAAATACAAAAGAAAAATTAAAAATATTTTCTGCTAGTCTTCCATCAGCAACCCTAGGAACGATTCCAGTCCCATATAGAGGAAGAATATTGAACATAGCTGGTGACAGAGAATACAAAGCATGGGACATTGGAATATATGATGATAATAACTCAGACAACTTGTGGAGATCTTTTCAACATTGGAAAGAAAAAATGGATGGTCACGTAAGTCACCAGGTTGGTGGTGGATCACCAGTAAATGATTTTTCCTATCGTGGTTTGCAAAGAACTTGGGTCATAAGACAATTAGATTTAAATGGTGGAGAACTAAGAAGAATAAATCTTTTTAATTGCTGGCCAATTGAAGTGGGATCCATAACATTTCAAATGGATACGGATCAATTTACAAAATTTGGCGTAAAAATGATTTTTGATTACTTCCAAATACAAACTGGAATTTAACATGGGAATAAACATTTCTGATTTCAAAGAAGCGTTCAATGGGGGTACTAGGCTAAACAGATTTTATGTTGAAGCCAATATTCCTTTTGGAAACGGTCAAATCAGTAAATTTCATATAACGACTACTTTCATACCAGCAATAACCACAACGAGAATAGAATATCAATATTTTGGAAGAAGGGCTTATTATCCTGGTGAAAAAAATTACGGAACTTGGAGTGTAACTGTATTAGATGACACTTCTGTTGATGGGAATCTTTGGAAAAAGTTTTCAAGTTGGCAAAATAGAATAAACAACCATGTAACAAATCTCAGTTACATGCCAACGCAAAATAACGATTATAAGGCATCAAATTGGAGAATACATCATCTTAACATGAACGGTGAAGTAAATCCACACAAAACATTTACTTTACAT